CAAACGACTTAAGAAACTCCACGCCTTCCTCAAGGCTTTTTGCGCCTTTAATAGCGGCTTGTATGCGCGGGAATCCATTGCGCTGCATGTGGCTGATGGTTTCAGGCCGTGCGCTGTCTGCAATGATCGGCCATTTCTCAGCCTCAGGCACTGACATAAACAGTTCAGGCAAGTTGACAATTTCGCAGCCGACTTGATACGCCTCATAGTCAACATACAGCAAGTTGCCAGCAATGTCGCATCGCACCAATACGCTAGGGTCAACACTGAAGCCCCAGTCAGCACCCAAACGATGAACTGTTCCGGCTGGCCGCTCAAATTCTTCAATGCGCCAGTTGCGGAACACTCGCGCTTCGCTGTTGCGCTGATATTCACCAAGCCAAATATGCGCAAACTTATCGGGGTCGCGGCGCTGGTCGTATTCCAGCTCGTCTGTCAGCTCTTTTGGCAACCACGGGTTGTCTTTGTAGTTGGCCTTCACGACTACAGCCGATGGCGGCAACTTTTCACCTCTCAGCAGCGCGTCTATCGGATCTGTTGCTTGGTTTGGATTCCAGCTAAACCACAGCTCAGAGCCTGGAGCGCGTATTGTTGGCCTCAGCAGGTCGAGGCTGCGTTGTGATGCGCTTTGCGCTTCCTCAAACCACGCGATGCCAAAACCTTCAAGCGACTTTATCGAATCGCTGGTGTGGTCTTGCATGCCCTGATAAATGATTACCCCGCCGTTTTTACTTTTGATTTGTTCGTTTTGAACTTCAAAGTAATCACCCGCGTTCATTGCGCTGATCTTGCTTTCCATTAGTTTTTTAACGGAAAACTTTAGCGACTTTTGCACTTCACGCAGACAAACAATGTCTACCTTGCGCCGGATGCTTTCCTCGATAGCTAATTCAGCGAAGAAGTGTGACTTTCCCGAACCTCGCCCACCCCATGCGCCTTTGTATCGAGCTGGCTGTAGTAGCGGCTCAAATACTTCAGGCGTTTCAATGACTAGATTTGACAATCCGGCGCTCAATGACCGTGAAAGCGTGTTCGCCGTTTTCGCCTGGACCTTGGATAGTCATTGGCAGGACTTTGCCAATCAAAGACAGAAACGCGCTAGCGGTCTTGGGGTCGTTTGCACGCTCGGTTAGGTAGTCCACCCCTCCTGATGCGTCTAAAGCGCCCAAAATCATCTCTTTAAGCTGCGTAGTGGCCTTATTTGGCATTCCTTTGGGTCTGCCCGGCCCCTTTTCCTTACCTTTTTTAAATTGTGTGTCTGTCATACATGCCCCTTCGAGCGCCCTGAAGGTTGTCAGGTCAGGTTATTAAGCGCACATCGGCTTTACATTGCTGCTGTGCCTACCGTTTGCACCGCCCCTGATCGAGCGATGGTGCAGTCGCTGGAGATCACCAGCATTTAGCCCTGCTGGACGCATTCAGGTTATGCGATGATTGGGAGATTAGGTGCAGGGCGCGAAACTTAGCTAAATAGCCGTTGTTTGTGGTTCGGCCCTGCGAAAACAAAAAAAACCGCCTGAATTGCTATTGGCGGCTTTTAAATCTTTCGGAAACGCTAACGCCTTCCAGTTCGCTATTATGCACAATAAATTAACCATGTCAAGAACTTGGTTAAAGCACCCCAGCCGCCATCAATCGCCGCATAAGCATATTTCTTGCCTCAAGCACAATCACACCACGCTCAGATGGGTCGCTGGGCAATCTTGGACTACGCCACACCGATACACCAGTCGCGCAATTCCTGGCGTTTTCGTAAAGTGCGCTGCGGTGTGGTTCGGTAATTTCTGACACCTGAAAATCAACCGCTTTCATGATCTTGCTGTTAATCTCAGCATCTAGGATGTCGTCTGCGCTATCCCAGCACCGCCCAGCCTTCGCGTCTCGAAACATTGGGTCAGAGCCAGCTACACGAACGACGCTGTAGCCCTTGGCCCAGACATGCCAACGAGCGATTACGTCGTCAAACATTACTTTAGCGAGTACATCGTCAAATATTGCTTTACTGTCGTCCCTCATCATGTTTTCCCCTTTTTAAGTTCTAACAACATCAGGCATGGGCGCATCCTCTGGAATGTCTGCCAGCGCGTACACGGCTAAAAATGGCGGTGATTTTTTCTTGTTTGGCCTCCAATGGTCGATGTAGACATCTGGCATTGCCTTGACCATACTTAACACGTTCTGCTTTGTGGCTCCTACTACCCCGCGCAGTTCATCTGCGGTCAGCCCGTCCGGGTGTGCTTTTAGGGCTTGTCTTACTCTTGGTTGGCTCATATTCGGGTAAACACCTAGTAAAAAGTTAATAAAACTCGATTTAAACGCTTGTCACGCCTACATTGTAGGTGTATACTTCATTCATGCCAGCGATTTTGCTGGATTGTTTAAAGGACTGGAAATCATGTTTATTCTTCACAACACAATCGCTGATTTAGTTCCTGCTGTTATGGGTACTTACTACGCTCATGGCATGTTGTTTGCTGATGACGGATTTGGTAACTACATCGAAACCAATATCAGTCAGGTAGTTGATTTTTTTATCAGCGCCGCCTAACCCCGCCCCGTAGCCCAAAAAGGAAAAATCATGGAACACACAATTTACTACGCTTATCCTACAAGCCCAATGGCTCAAAGATTCGGGAAATCCCACGAAGGCTGCTGGGTATACAAGTCTGAAACCAGAGAAGAGGCGGTAAATTTCAAAGCTGATGCGCTGCTTATTGCCAGCCAAGCCGGAACTACACCAGCGCGATGGTCGCAGGATCACCCGCTCAATGCCTAAGCCACTACCCCCCACCAAGGAAGAAATAAGGGCTGTACGCGCTGCTGCTGGCCTCACGCAAGCCATTGCAGCAGCCCAGCTCGACCTGTCTGCAAAGACTTGGCAAGCATACGAGCTAGGCAAACGTAACATGCGGCGCCGTGACTTTGATCTTTTCCGGTTGCGTGTTGGTTTAGCTCACTGAACCAAGCCCCCGCAAGCTGTAAAAGTCTGCTTTTCGTGCCGTGCTATCACTGTATCGGCTACTTGCTGCATACCGACAATCTCGCTGACTTCCCCGATGATTCCCGCGCTTTGCAAGCCTCGCAGTTCTTGCGGCTCAAGCAGGTAGCGGACGCCGTACAGCCTGCCGTCTGTTCCTGTTTTTAGTTCGTTCCAGACTTTCAACGCATACTCCTATCTTGATTCCTGTTGCTAGCCTCACGACTGCGCCATATCTCGATTGACAATTGAGCAGCGGTCAGCTTCCATTTAAGTGTCTCTTCGCCTTCAATGGCCAAACGTAGGCCGTCCAGCAGCGCCTGATATTCAGGGTGTGCGTAGGCGTACTGTTCGCGTGCTACAGCGGTTTTTTCTGAGCATTCAGCCATTAAGAGGGCTTTTTTGCTTTTCCTGAATTCTTCCAGGTAGACGCGCTGTGCTTTTGCGCTCGCGTAGTGCTTGGCCTGCGCGAGGATGTAGTCAATCGCTGCCTCGGGGTTGGTTGGGTTGCTCAAGATGCTTGTCCAATCAATCGTTTAGCTTCAGCGTTGTAATACCTCGCCAGCTCTATCAAACCCTCTTTGCTGTACTTTCGTAACGTCTGGTCAGCTTCGATCTGCTCGACGCGATACAGCCCGATTCGCTCAATCAAGCCAGCCCGGTAAGCAACGTGATTGCCTGCCAGGTGGCGGTTGCAGTGCTTGCATTGGCCGTGGGCGTTGTCCTCGACGAATCGCATGTGAACAGCAGCGCCGACAGAGCGGTAATGTCCGCAATCGAATGCGCCGCCTATCGTTGCGGCCTGTAGTGGCTTGCCGCACGATATGCAGGGCTTGCCAGCGTCACGGGCGCGGATGAATTTATTGAATGCCGTCTGTGCTTTAGCCACCAGTTGCGGCTTGGTTTGCATTGCGTCTAGCTTGGCTTTAGTGGCGCGGCGGTCAGTGGCTTGAATGGCTTTTGCGGCCTTTTCGCGTACTGATGCGGCGACTAACTGAGCACAAACCATGTTGCACACTTTTTGCATGGGCTGCGATGGCTTAAACAATTCACGGCACACCCGGCACTTCTTTTGCTTGATGGTTAAGGTCACACCTCTACCCCTTCGCTTTCACCGCCGCCAATATCTCGTCCCGCGTTAATCAAATCAGTCTCCACAGAAGCACGGCACGGCTTCTTCTCCAGGATCAAACATCTCGTCTTGGCTTTGGCTATAGGCTAGCATTTGCGCGTAACTAGGGCCGTCTTTGCTAAATCGAGCGCCATTAACAATGCTCGAGGATTGAATTGATGCTTCCTGCGCAACCCACCAAATAGCGCGGCTTGGCCTCTCACGAATCAAACTCAAGCGCTGCGCTGGCGGCTTTAAAAAACACAAGTCACAATTGCCGTGCATCGTCTTTCCATTGACCACAGGCAAGCCCAAATCAAATTCTTGATTACACCAAAATTCGAGAACGTCTTGAAC